CTTTTATTAAATTTCCATTTGCATATTTTGCCACACAGGCATTATGTTTTTTAACTTCTTCATCAGACTCAACTTCTTCTTGATTAACTGCTTTACCTTTCTCTACTTTAGTTTTGCCATCTTTAACTTCATCGCCTTTTTCAGAAGCTTTTTCACCACCAGGTGCTTTAGCTTTTGAAGTAGCGTCACCAGCTTTATCAGCTGCATCAGTTGAATGTTTTGGCGCGTCTTTGTCAGGACTAGAATCAGCTTTCTTTGCTTTTGGCTCTACAGCCTCAGCCATAACTTCTTCTATTGTGCTTTCTAAATTTGACATTAGAATACCCCTTTTTTACCTTAAATAAATTTATTAATAAATTGATTATTAAATAGTATTTATATATTATAAATTTTCAAGAAACGATTTAAATACATTTAATTTCGTTTCTTGAAGTTTTTGTGACTTAGCTCTTCTAATTTCGTTCTTATAGTCTTCTATTTTCTGAGCTTTTATCACTCCATTATCCCAAATCCACTCAACTCCTTCCATAACACCATCTACGAAGGCGTCAGGAGCAGAAGGATCTGCCACGATATCAGCAGCGGTTGCTAACTGAAAATCCGATTGAACCATTTGTGCTCCACCCTTAGCGTCTGAAGCTTTCAATGATCCCATACCCCTACTAGAAACACCTAGTCTAGCACCATCTGAAAGTAGGTTCTTGACTATTTCTCCCATAGGAGTAGATAAAATCTTTGCTTTACCGACAAAATTCTTGCCGTCTTGTTCTAAACTCTCAATTAAATGAGATGTTCTTTCTAAATTAATTGTTGGTCCTTCTGGATGCCCTAATTCTCCATAAGCTCTTTTCTGTTCGATATACTCTTTGTTATATCTTTTAACTTCTTTTTTCATTACTTCAAGAGGATAAATACGACCATTCTTGTTTTTAACTTCTGTCTGTAACATGATACCTTCGATAAACATATTTTTCTTACCTGTCTTAGGGTCTTCTTCGACTAGATAATTTACATCATCGGACCATTGTTCTGTTATTAATTTCATTTTTTTACCTCTTTAAGCTGTTGTAAGATCACCATATCGTGATCTACCTACAAATATCATACCAAAATCGTTCAATTTTTTCTTAGCACCTGAGACTTCAACTTTACCACCTTTTACTCTGATCTTCATTTTGTAGTCTCTTGCCATTCTTTCCATTTGTTTTATAGTCTGTTTATCGATAGGTTTTCCGTCTCGTCTACGATAAGTTTCTGACTCGTCTAAATCTATAGGTCCATCGACTTTTTCAACGATTTGTTTAAGTATACTGACTCCTTCATCAATATCTTCACCCATTAGTTTAACAAATTGTTCCGCGGACTTTTTGGCTGTATTCATATCTTTAAATACACCCAATTCTTCCCAATCCTTAGCTGATTTAGGTTTTACGAACACACGAATTTTTTTAGAACCTTTTCTTTCTGCATGATAAGCGACTTCTGTGTTCTTAATTTTAGTAGAAGAAATATGATTTTTCTTATCTTGTTTATAAGTAATTTCGTCTAATTGTTGTCTAAGCTCTACAAAGGTTTTCATTTTACTACTTCCTATTATGCCTTTCTTCTAAAATCAACATCATTGGGTTCTTTAATTCTCAATTTCTTTAAAGAATCTTCTATAGCTTTAACAGCCTTTGCTTGATTTTTGATATCAGTAATAAAAAGAGAACTTTCGCCATCTTCCATTGTTGAAAATCCAGCTTGTTTTTCAATTCTTCTTAATTCTTTATGTAATGCTTTATAATGTCTGGGTTTTAAATCCATTAACACCATGTCTTCTTTAAGTTCTAAAGGTTTTAAAAATCCGTCTCCGGGTTGTGTCCAACTTTTCATGTTAGTCTTCCTGTTTTGGTTCGTTGTTATTCATCTTAGTTACCGATAGTTGAACCTGATTTCTTGTTTGCTTTGCCAGTTACTGCTTTTGCTCTTTGTGAATAATTCTTCGCTGCATCCTTATGCTTTCTATACGCTTTGTGGTCACCTTTCTCAGCTGCCTTTTTAGCTAACGCATGAGCTTGTTGAGCTTTGCCGTGAAATTCAGATGCTCGTGAATGAGTTCCAGAGTGTCCTTTACCTATCTTTTTGGGATCACCTTTGTCATGCTGAGCTGCATGATCATCATGAGCATCACTACGGCTTACATGATGTTTAATTTTATCATCATGTTTTTTAATTATTTTTTCTCTATCTCTTTTGAATTTTCTTTTGTCATTATAATTTTTGATTTTACTTTTGATTTTACCGAGTATTTCAAGAAGCTGTTCTTCATCTTGCTCTAAAAGTTTATCGAAATAAGACATAACCTGTTGTTCAGATATCGTCTCTACTTGTTCATCAAGGCCTTTAAATCCTTGTCCTGGTTGTGTCCAATTTGACATTTTTATTCCTCTTCTTTTTGTGGGTTGTTATTCATCCAATCGAGCTGTACTTCAACTCTTTTCAAATCAATAGCATCCAACTGTTTGTCTTGCATTACATTTTTAAATGTTTCACCAGCTTCAACATTATTACCGTCAGCTATCTGATCTACAAGTTCTCTAGTTTTATCTACCATCATAATCTCCTAAATTAAAAGTCCATATCGTCATCATCACTATCATCACCTCCAGCAGCTTCAATTTCTTTATCAATATCTGCTATCTCGGCTTCTGACTGTCTAAGAACATTTTTTCTTATCCATTGTTCAGAATAGTACTTACCGACAAATTGGTCCATTTGTTCTAGAGTATTGATTCTTTCTCTCAATATCTCTGCTTCTTTAAGTTCTACGAAATGACCATCTTTTTGAAAGTCATAACTTATATACTCTTTTGACTTCTTCCAATCATCTTCTGTTACTATATTTTTAAGTATCAGTTGAGTCTTTAAAATATCGTCAAATAATCTAGAGAATTTAATTCTAAGTCTATCAATAAATCTTGAAAACTTGACTTCATCTCTAGAAATCTCAGTCGCTCTACCAATAGCGAACGCTGTTTCTGTCTCTAATCTAGAAATTGGTACATTAAGAGACTTGTACAATTTCTTTTGAAAATATAAAATATCTTCAATCTCACCAAGATTTTGACCACCTGGTAGTGTTGAAATCTCAGTTCCTCGGCCTCCTTCTCGTCTAGGTAACCAGAAATCTTCCAACATATTCATATGCTTTCTGTCATCTTTTATCTCACCTGTGTCAGCGTTATACACTAACTTATTACGATAACTTGTTTGTACTTCTTTCAAATACTGTTCAGCTCTCGCTTTAGGTAAGTTACCTACATCAATGTAGAAGATTCTTCTCTCTGGTGCTCTTGATATTCTGTAAATAACTAGAGCATCTTCTAACATTCTTAGTTGGTTTACAGACTTCATGGCCTTATGTAAATAACCAACTACTACTTTCTGGTTGTAATCAAGTAGTCCAGATGTTATGTGAGTCACAGCATCAGGACTAATTCTTACTGTTTGACCTGTGTTATTACCACTCTTGTCAAACCCTTGTTCGTTGAAAAGATAGTATTCATCTACTTTCTTAACAACTTCAACACCAGTCTTAGGGTCTTTTTTCTTATCTACCTCTCTGATCTTACGAATCTTTTGAGGGTCGATAGCTCTCAGACCTTGAATACCTTTTTTGGTATTACTAGATTCTACCATCTTATGATAATAGAGTCTACCATCAACATACCATTTTCTGTATATGTCGTGTGCAAGTTCTCTAAATCCTAATAATTCTAGAACTTCATCAAACTCTCCACGAATTTTTTCTTTAGTACTATCACTAAAATGATTCACTCTGTCTAAATTAATAGATACAGGTGCATCTAAGTCATTTGATGATATAGATTCGTTAACTATATCTTCAATTGCTGCATCACATTCAGGAACCAAAGACATTGTTCTGTATCTTGTAACTAGGTCGGCCTCATTCTTAATTCCGCCTTCCATGTCAACATACTGACCAATGACTCCACCAGTGGATGCAAACCCACCCATTCCATGGTCTTTACCGATCTCGATAACAGACCCATCATTTTGAGGTGGGACGAAACTCTGTGCTTTAGTTTCGTCACCTGATTTCCTCTTTATTTCTAATCCAAATAATTCCATACTAATATTTATATCCCATCAAAAGGACTCTTTTTAGCGAGTTCTTTCGAAATGCGAATAAGCGAACTCCACATC